CATGTCTTGGTAAAACTTGACCAGCTCAGCCTCACCCTTCATGTAACGAATGGCTTCAACCATTGTTCCATTGAGCAAAGCAGAATCAAAATTGTCGCCCAGCCAAGTGGTGTTAGCTGTAACAATAGATTCTGGGTAGTAGTAAAAATGCAGCTCTACCGAATACGTTGCATCCGGCGTTGGGCCAAGCATGAACGACAACTCAGTCACGGCATTTGATTGAGGGCCAAAAATAGAATAGTGCTTAGGCTTACCCCGATACGCAACAGCCGTACTTGGATACGCTTCACGCATGAAGTTCACATCTTTATTCAACAGGTAAAGATACTCGCTATCACTAATCACAGCCAATGAGTAAGCGGACAAAAAGTCATCAGGCGCAGACAGATACGGGTTACCAGCGGTAACAGTACCAGTCATGTTTTTGCGCAGATTCGCAATTTGAACAGTGTTATATATACGCTGTTCAGCCTGCTTAATCATGATGTTCATATCTACCGTTGGAAACGTGTTCTCACAGTAGTCAGAAACAGCGATGACGAGTTCATCGTAAGTCATGCCATCGGGCCTCTTGCCATTACGCCTTTGGTGGCTGCGCCAGTACCACGGATTTTGATACCGCTGGTCTTGGCTGGCTCATCACCAGCAGATTTGCTGTAAGTTCCAACACTCATATCAAGAGTGTCAAGCTTACTGCGATTAGGCTCTTTTCCGGGGTTTGATTTGATAGGCTCAGCTTTGCCTTTCATATTGTGCGGTGCAGCATAAGTAGCTGCATCACCAACTTCTTTACCCATAAGTTTTTTTGTGTATGCCATATCAGCCTCCACGTTTAGGAAAAGAAGACTTCTTCTGATTGGCAACCTTTGCCAAACCGCGACCAAGTGTCTTCATTTGAAGATTAGTCTTGCCGCCTTTTGCCATTTTCTTTACGCCGTGCATAGACTTTTCATGGCCTTTAACAGCCTTGTTTGCTTCTACATCAGCAATGCGTTTAACGTCTGATTTTTCCATCATTTACTCCTAAGTCGTAACCGTAACTGTACCAACACTTGTCGTTCCCACCAAGTAGTTTGGAGTCAAAACATTGTCAAAATTTCTTGACCCACCCACTGGACTCCATCCCCATTGAATATCCCGCGAGCCACCGGTGGGATATCCGCCAAAACCACTCTGATTGACCTGTAATCCATTGTTTCCAGCCGTCACATAAGTCGTATCTCTACGAGGCGATCTCAGTGCTTGCGGGTCTTCTACTGGATACATACCCAATAAAAGCTGCGGATGATCTGGATCCCAGCACTCAGGACAAACTTTCAACTCATACCGCTTGGTCTTTACAACCTCAGTCTTGAGCTTTTTAAGCTTGAATTGCTGACCGCACCGATCACATTCAGCAATTGCAATCCGACCAGAAGCGTAAGTATTACCCATTAGGGTGTACTCCCGCCTATAAACATCTGCCTTGGGACGAATCGCAATGGTGCTTTTTCGTGATCTTCACCTGCTGCCAAGTTAAATTGCTCATCGTAGGCTTGCTTCAGCATGTCCATACGAGTCACCAATTCAGGCACTTTCATGGCAATGTAGTAGGCCAAGCCAGCCACCACACACGGCAAGAAACGGAAATTCATGTCTGCAATTTGAATACCAGAACCAGCATCTTGCACTCTGCGCATTCTGTAATACACAAATTCATAAGAAGTCGAATTATCTGGCGTAGGCCAAACTGTTACCGCAGGAAGCTGAGACACAAAGACCGGTGTAGCCGTTATATGTGAAGCCGCTGTAGTGTTGTTCTGTCCACGGAAACAGCCCCCAAGATCATTGCCTGAGAGGTACCCGTAGTAAATTGTTTCGCTGTCCAGTTTGATATAACCAGAAGAAGCCAAGCCAACTACAGAATCCAGAGTAATCGTGGTGTCTGTACTGGTAACGCTTCCATCTGTAACCAAGCTGGTAGGGTTTGTCTCCCCTGATAGCCGCTGAATCCATACCTGAATAGGCCGAGCCTGTTGCAGTTTATTTGGAATCGTAGCGTAAGTAGAAACGCTAATACGAGAGATTGTCAGGTCAGCCTGTGTAGATGCGCTGTTGGCACCAGTGCGAATCACATGATCCAACAGATCAATAGTATCCAGTGGCAGCGGATAAGTATTCAATCCGGGGGTCAAAGTGAATGAGCCAGCCTCAATCGTCCACATGTTTAAGCCACGATTTGCCCATTCAATGGTCATCAAATTCATTGACCGGCGAGCTGTGCGCAAGTCATAACCACTACGCATTTCACGCCCAGCACGTTCCCACGCCTCTTCAGCGATCTCCGTAAACTCCATGTTGAAGAGGGTTGTGCCGGTCGTGTAGCTCATTTGGCGGCTCTCATGTTATCTATTAAATTTGGATAAGGTCTGCCAGCAGCCTTAGCCGCAGCTTTAGCTTTTGCCTTCTTTTTAGTTGAAAGCTTCTTTGGAACACCAAGAGAGTCAGGGCGCGGCTTAGACCACACCTCACCGCCCTCAGCGTACTGAGTGAAGTCAGTGTCATCGCGTCTAGCCTTCCTAACGCCTTTAGGCATTTTGGAAGGGTTTATATCACCCATTCCTCTACTGGCTCTCATATCAGCACTTTCCGCCGCTTTTCATGCCGCGATTACCGGACATGGAAACTACTTTACCTTGGGTTTTACCCTTGGCGGCAAGACCATCGCGGCTAGGAGAGGCGGTTTTTACAGCGCCCATCTTGGTGGTGGAAACGTTACCACCTTTTTTCATGCCCTTCATTTCAGCCATCTCATGTTTCATCATGGATTTAGGAGCGCCTTTAGCTTTCATGAAGCCAACTTCTTTGCCCATCATTGCTTTAGATTCTTTCATTTCGCCACCCTGTTTAAATGTTTGGCCTTTGCTGGCCTTGCTAAACTCTTTGGCAACCTTTACAGGTATACCAGCTTTCTTCGCAAATGCCGGGTTGTGCGCCGCAGCATCCATGAATTTCTTTTGTTTTACCGATGTTGCAGGCATGATTAACAAATCTTTCCACGGGTTTTGCCGCGAGATGCAATACCGTCACCACGGCTGGATGCCGAAGAACGGGATGTCATTCCGCCTGATGCCATCTTTTTAACTGCTCCGCCACGTTTCATTGCAGAACCGCGAGTCAAGGCCTCGTCATCACGTTCTGTTTGAGTCCTTGAGTAAGGAGTTGCTGCTTTGCTCTTAGGTTCCTTAGCCTCACGCGACCGGCGCTCAGCAGGAGTTTCAAACTTGTAATCAGCTATAGCAGAACCAGCCTTTTTAAGACCACTCATAATATCGCTTGGCGCACTTTGCAGGTTACGTTTAATATTTTGAGTTCCCCATTCTTTATCCGAACGAGGAGCCTCTTCTTCTTTATATTGAACTTTACCTTTAAGATCTCTGTATGTTTCCCGCTGCTTTGCTGGAGCAGGCTGATCTTTCTTTTGGTAAGGATTAACTGATTTACCAAAATTTGTCGGCACAGGATTTTCTGATTTTTTGCTTTTTGAAGTTTCTGCTTCTTTTGCTTTTTTAGCTTTTACTGCTGCATCAATTTTTGGTTGAGCCTTGGTAACAGATTTTGCAACTTCATCATCAACTGAAGTACCGGCTGTATCATTCTTTTTAGAGTAATCACCTTCAGTGGTAATTGGAAGCCGTCTTGCTGCTGGCGCGGGTGCCGGAGCTGGCGTAGGAGCAGCTTCAGATTCGTAGTTCTTGTTTTTATCTACCTGACTACCGCTAATTGTGCTTTCGCTTGGGCGAGAAACTGCTGACTCTTGACCAACAGACTTTTTAATGTACTTAGCCGCAGGGCTTTCTTCATAAGTCACTGGAGCAGCGGGGGCTGCATCGGTAGATTTACCAGTCAATCTATTGTAGAAACCTTTAACAGCATCAAGATTCTTTTGACCCTGCTCTTGACGAGCAGCATAGCTACCCGGCTTGTAGTTGCCAAAACGATCTGTATCGGCAATCTGTTCATCGGAGCGAGTACGAAGATTGGTTGTACCTTTAACTAAGTCACCATCGGCAAAACGTTTCTTTTTCATGATTTATCCTTTGCGAATAAGCTGGTCAATTTTTTCTTCAAGGCGGTTAAACCGCTGGTCAATGTGTTCAGTAACTCTTTGCACTTCTGCTTTAGTAGCTGTATCACGGGCAATCTCCTCGCGTGTAATGTTTAAAAGGCGCTCAACTCGTTTTACATCTTCTAGCTTTTCGCGGATGAAAAACCACAATCCGCCCAGCAGGGCAGACAGTCCAGCAGACCAGATTGTATTGATGTCCATCAGACAAACCTACCCTTTGTTTTGCCTTTAGTTGCGCAGCCGTCAGCACGTTTAGACGCACTGGAAACGCTTCCACCTTTAGCCATGCCCTTACCAGACATAATTTCACCCATACCGGCAGGGCCATCAGGATATGTCTTGGGTTGGTAGTCATCTTCGCTTGCGGCTGCATCTTTTCCGGTCAAGGCTTTTGCTCCTGCGGCAACCGTTCCAGCACCCGCCGCACGAACGCCTGTCCGGGCTGCTGCTCGGTCTTGAGCATCTTCAGTCACCTTCTTTGCGTTACCCCGCAAGTGTGAGGTGTCTTGATTGATTTTTTTGAGGTCGCCCATTGTGCTGGCGCTACCTCTTAAAGAAGGCATCTTGCTGTACTTGGTTCCGCTGATGCCCGCACCTGCACCACCGCCCTCAAGCTGCTCGTCATCCATTGGTCGTTTGCCGATTTTTGCCATAATTACCTCAACACTTCCATCTTGCTAAAGAAGCCGCCTTGCGGGTTGGCTTACCTTTTTCATCTTTCATCGGGCCGGGCATACCAGACATACGAGCGCAGAATGAATCCTTGCGAGCGCCGCCTTGTGGCTGCGGAGCTTTCAAATTGCTTCCTGTTGCTGCGTTGTACTTAGCGCGGCCTTTGGCAGTCAAACCCGCCCCCTTGGAAGCGGGTAACTTTTCACCGCGACCAATTGCAAGGGAGGGGGTTTTCTTAACCATTAGCACATCCGTCCTTTTGTTTTGCCACGTTGCGCAATGCCATCGCCACGCTTAGAGGCGCTGGTAACCTTACCACCCTTGGCCTTTTTAAACATGCTATCTAATTCAGATGAAACACCACCAAAACTTGGTTTGTTTACAGCAGAATCAAAGCCAGACTCCACGCCCTGCATGGTTTGGTCACCAGCTTGATTTGCTTTTTGTTTGATCCGGTTGTACGCAGCTTCATCTTGCAGCTCGGTACCATTAACGTAATACCCAAACGAGCCATCTGGCTTCTGCACGGTTTTAAAATCATAAGTTGGAAATTTAGCCATTTGAAACTTTCAATTGTGGCTTTGAATGCTCTTTAAGCAAAGGCCTCAAAACATCTTTCTCAAAGTCGCGGGTAAATTCTTCTGTGCCAATGTGCGGAAGACTTGTCATGGGATCCAAGTAAATCTTAAATCCATCAACTCTAGCCCTCAAACAGAAAGCGTAGTCTTCACCAATGTATTGACTATCAAGAATCATAAAGTCAAACAGTGCGTGTTCTATTTCACCGTCACCATCGCCTCTATATTGCCACTCTGGATGTTTCTCAATCATGTGTTCAAACACATGACGGCGCACAAGCATAAAGCCAGTGGAAACGCTTTCAACCCTCATCAGGCCATGCTCATCAAACTCCAGTTGCCCTTCATCATCCAGATAAAAATCAAGGAAGAATTTGGCATCTTTTGATCTGCGTGGATACGATCCAGCTACAACATCTTTGTCTGTTGCCAAGGCAAGCAAACGAGTAACAGCGTCCGTGTTAATCACAACATCGGCATCCACAAACAAA